GGGTATTATCTCGCAGGGGTATGAGGGCTTTAGGAAATGATAACTTTGCCAGATTAAATAGGGGGCACGGTATCGGTGGTTCGCAAATAGTAAACCAGCCAGTAGTGGTGATACAGGCTTGGGACACTTCGGATTTGATACGGAATAGGAAATCTATTGAAGCGATTATAGCAAATGCTATGCGGACTAATAGTGATTTAAGAGGGGAAATGAAAAAATACGGATAAGGAGTTAATATGCCATCAGATTTTACACTTGCACCCGACTACACTTTTGAAACCACGAAGGAATATAAAACTCTGGTAAGTGAGTTTGAAAACGGGGTTGAGCAAAGACGCCAGAAGTGGTCGGCTCAAAGAAGGTCTTGGAAATTAGTTTACAGGAATAGGAGTAGTTCGGATTTAAGCACGATTAACACTTTGTTTGATAATAAAAAAGGAATGGCAACCTCTTTTACTTGGGATAATCCCATAGACAGCACGACATACACAGTAAGGTTTAAAGCTGACAGTTTATCTTATTCAACGGATTACTATGGGCTATATAACATTGAGTTTGAATTGATAGAGGTTAAGTAATGTATAATCTTGACAGCACCTTCAAATCGGAAAAGAATAAAGCGAGTAATTCTCCGATTTATCTTTATACGATTTATGATTATGACGGAGTTGGAACAAATCTAAACTTTGCCGAGTGGGATGCTGATGTAACCTATAACGGAGTAACCTATACCAAATTCCCGATTAAGCACGAAGAGATAACCGAAAATACCAAAGGGGAAATTGATGTAGTAAAGGTTTCGGTAGCCAATGTGAACAGGGTTTTGCAAGGTTATCTTGAAACCTATGATTTACGGGGAAAGAAAGTTATTATAAAAATAGTATGGTCTAATCAGTTGGCTGATGCCGATGCTTATATTGATTTCACATTTTATATTGATACTTATACCGCTACGGAACAGGTAGTAGAGTTTAGTCTTTCCAGTAAATACGATATTATAGACCTTGAAATTCCTTTAGGAAAATATCATAGGAATTATTGTAGATGGAAATTCAAAAGTAGCGAATGCGGATATTCGGGCGGTTCTACTGCTTGTGATAAGAGAAAAACCACTTGCAAGAATACAATGAATAATGTTGCAAGGTATGGCGGATTTCCGAGTGTGCCTACGCATAGGATATTTGTATGACGGAGCTTGAAATCATCAATAAATATCTCGGTATTCCATACAGAAATCACGGTAGAAATATTGATGGATTGGATTGTTACGGGCTTATCATATTTATATATAAGGATTTTGGGATAGAGTTATTTGATATAGATGCGGATTATGATGACGACTGGTCTTGGGATGGGCATAATTTACTTATGGAAAATGTTCACTTTGATTGGGAAGAGATAAAAGAACAGGAACAATTCTGTATTGTTGCCTTTGAGAATGGGAAAGGAATAGTAAACCACGCTGGTATTATGCTTGATACTGACAGGTTTTTGCATTGTTGCAAAGCTGGAGTTGTAGTCAGTAGGCTTTCTAATTTCAAGGAAAAAAGGTTCGCTGGTTTTTATAGGCACAAGGGTATGAAATGATTTTAGTAAAGTATATCTCAAATATCTTTAAGAGCGAAGGGCGTAGGCAAATAGAATTGCCTTACGAGCAGGATAGGATATTGCTTTCTTATTTGGGAGAAAGCGGATTTAATTATGATGACTGCAAGGTAATAGTTACGGGCAAAAGGATAAAAGACTATACGATAAAATTAAATGACGGAGATGAGGTGATTATAACTCCCGATATTAAAGCTCCGATAGTGGGATTTATAGGCTGGGCAATATGGGCAGTATGGGGAGTAATTTTAGCCCACCCATTTATTGCTACCGCTTTTATTTTATCTGTTGCTTATAGTATTTATTCCGCTATGACTATGAAATCCAAAAAGCCAAGTTTTGGGGCTTTTAGTGATGGCGGATTAGACGAAAGCTCTCCGACTTATGGTTGGGAAGGAATAGTAACCACTCAAGATGTAGGAATACCGATACCGATAGTTTTTGGGGAGCATAGAGTAGGCGGAAATATTATAAATCAGTATGTAAGAGCGGACGGAGATAAAAAGTATCTCAACGTTTTATTAGGTTTATGCGAAGGGGAAATAGATAGCGTTTCCAGTCTTGAGGTAAACGAAAATCCCTCTGCTAATTTTACAAATATTTCTTTGACTACCAGAACAGGCACAAATGCCCAAACACAAATACCAGCCTTTAATGATAGCCACGATGTCCAATCGCTGAATGTTAATCTTACCAAAGACACTCCCTATGTCCATACGACCGTAAATAGTGACGTTACAGCTTTTGAAGTCAGAATAGAAATGGTTGGCGGATTATATCAGCAGGGCGGGAACGGGGGCATAGAGGCGTGGGGTGTTGATGTAAAAATAGAATATAGGGTTACTGGCGGTGGGGGGTATACGGAACTTGGAACTTATACCATAAGCGATAAAAACAGGAGTGATGTAGTAAGGATTTATCGTAAAGAAGGATTAGATGCTAACCAGTATGATATACGAGTTACAAGGACTTCTGACAATAGCAGTTTAGACCCTGTAAAGCAGGGCGATAGTTACTTGAAGGCGGTTGATGAAATAGCCCAGAATGAGCCTTTAATCTATCCTAATGTTGCTTTAGCAGGAATAGAAGCATTAGCTACCGAGCAATTAAACGGGGCTACGCCTAATTTTACAGTATTAGTCAAAGGGAAGAAAGTCAGAATACCAGATGTCAGAGTATCCGAAGGCGGGAGTGCGGTATTGTGGGAAGATTATTACTGGGACGGAACGAGTAAGTTTAAGAAGTTCTCTGACGATAGCGAATTATACTGGGATGGTTCAACCTACATAAATGCTTTTTCAGCAAATCCTATCTGGTGTCTTCGTGATTTACTTACTAATAGCAGGTATGGGCTTGGTGATTATATCACTACCGATATGATAGACGATACACAGTTATTGGAGATGGCTAAATACTGTGATGAAAGGACAGATGACGGTGCTTCCAGTTATGAGAAGAGATTTAGATTAGATGTCGTGATAGATAGTGCTTCCAGAGCCATAGATGTAATAAACCAATTATGTGCTACCTTTAGATGTTTTGTTTTCTATTCTAATGGGGCAGTTAAATTAAAAATAGATAAAGTTGATACTCCTGTCCAGTTATTCGGGATGGGGAATATCATAGCCAGCAGTTTTGTCCAGTCTTGGAAGTCCGTAAAAGAGATACCGAATGTTGTTGAGATACAATTTATGGATAAAGATAAGAATTATAAGCAGGAAACTGTCGCTGTATTTGATGAAGCCTCTATAAGTGCTGGCGACCCGATAAGAAAAAAGTCTTTAAGGTTATTCTGCACAAGGACAAGTCAATGTATAAGGGAAGGAAAGTATCTTATAAATGTAGCGAAGAATATCCATAGAACAATTACTATAAAGGCAAGTATAGATGCTGTGGCTTGTCAGGCGGGGGATTTGGTTAATATAAGCCACGATGTCCCGCAATGGGGATATTCGGGAAGGGTTCAGAGCGGGAGCACTACTTCTAAAGTTAAGTTAGACCGCACAATCACAATAGAAGGCGGTAAGACTTATAAGATAAGAGTTAGATTTGCTGATGATACACAGGAAGAAAAAACTGTTAGTGATACTGCGGGAAGTTATACGGAAGTCAATGTTAGTTCGGCATTCAGCCAAGCCCCTGCCTCTTATGATAATTACGCTTTCGGGGAAGAAAATATTGTAGTTAAGCCTTTCAGGGTTATAGGTATGAAGAGGTCAGGGAACAATGATATTGATTTAACCTGTCTTGAATATGATGCCGATGTCTATGATACCGATACGATTTCTTTACCTGATAATAATTACTCGGATTTGACTGACGATGTCCCGATAGTAACTGATTTAGACCTGACCGAAGGCATAGCGGTATTGCCTGACGGAACAGTAAGAAGCACCATAGAAGTATGGTTTCAAAAGCCCAACGATACCGCTTATAGAAATAAATACCATTTCTCAAAGATTTATTTATCAGATGACGCTGGAGCAAGTTATCAATTAGTCGGGCAAACATCTGGGAGTAATTATGTTATTCAAGGGGATTTTTATACCACAAAAACCTATTATGTGAAAGTCCTTACCGTATGCACGAATGGTATAGAGGATAAATTAAGTAATGCCCCTTCTGATACTCTACTCATACAGGGCAGAACTTCCAAGCCCGATAATGTTGCGACTTTCAGTTACGCTTGGGGAGATGAATTGGTTTTGTCTTGGAGTGCGAATGATGATTTAGATTTAGCTGGTTACGAGATAAGAGATGAAGACGCCAATTTCGGCACAGATGATAGCCATTTGATTTATAAGGGTTTGGCTACCAGAAAGGTTTTATTCCCTGCTACAAGGACAGCGGGAACTTATTATATCAGGGCTTATAATACAAGCGGTATTTACTCTAATGCTTCGGCTTCAATCACGCCTACTAATTCCGCCCCAAGTCAACCATCTGGATTAGGGGCAGATATATTGTTTAATGTTGCAAGGGTTTATTGGAATGATGTTGCCGATACTGATATAGTCAAGTATCAGGTTTATAAGTCAGATACGAATGTTTGGGGCGGAGAGGAAACTTTAATCGGGGAAACTTCTGGCAGAGCATTTACCTTTGATGGCAAATCTCCAAGAAGCGGAACTGCGGATAGCAGTTCAAATAATACTTTGGTAGATGATAATTTAATCGGTTTAGGAGATGATTATTTTAATGGGGATATTATAGAAATAGTTTCAGGCACGGGGGCGGGGCAATCAAGGACAATCTCAGATTTCACTGATGCCTCTGGGACAATTCAGGTCAGTTCTAATTGGGACACAAACCCTGATACTACCAGTAGATACGCTATATTTGATAAGTGTTATATCAAGGTCAGGGGTTATGACAGATATGGGGAAGGGATTTTCAGTTCGGCTTTAGCAGTCCAGTTTGAAGCCATAGATGAGAATATGCTTGGGGATAATGTTGTTACAGCGAGGAAGATTTATGTCGGATGTCTTTCGGCTATCTCGGCTAATATGGGGTGCGTTACCGCAGGGATTGTTCAAGGGGCTACAATTCAAACCGCCTCTGGCGGGGCGAGAACAGTATTCAATGGGACAGAGTTTAGAAGTTATGATGATAGTTGCAATGTAATGTTTGAGGTTAAAAACGGGTGTGTTATTGCCCGCACAATGAAACTTTATGACCCTGCCTGTGATTGTTGTTATTCTTATCTTTCAAGTGGGCAATGGTATTTTCATAACGAATTAGGTGAAAATATTCCTTATCCTAAAAGAATATGCTCTGGCGAGGCAAATTCTGGGAGTGCGGTTGTATTGAATGGGTGGACTTCTGCCC